GAAATTGTTTCTCTTGAAAGGGGTCTTTTGTTGGCTAATAAATGGGCTTTGGCTTTGCCTGAAGGAGTTAGGCAAGTTCCCCAACCATTTTTTTCTGCCCACGCAACTGCTCTTTTTGCAGCATTTACCGCAGCTTGTGGATAATCATTATATGACTGAACCATTGCAACCCTAATTGCTGCCCATGCTTTTTGTGCTTTTTCTTCTGTATCGTATATGCACGATCCGTTTCCTATTCTATATTTTCCGTTGCTGCATTTGATGACTGGCATGTAGATTAGTTTACTATAAATGCTGTTTCTTTTAGAATTTATCTGTTTAAAGTTATAATGTTTTGAGCAATAGTCAAAAAGCTCTTGTCCTAAGCCTATTCTCATCTGCTCATCTTTCAAAAGAGAATTTATATGCTTATACCAATCAGCCTGATTGTTTACATAAAGAACAGGCAAATCTTTGTATGGATGAACATTTGAAACTATGGCAGGATTCTTCTTAGCAGCAGTTTCCAAAACCTTTAGATTTGATTTCATTCCGTTAAACTTAGATTCAACCAGAGGAATAAGGCACACATCAGAATCTGCATAGGCTGCCATATACCTCGTTACATCTGTGTATCTGTAAATATGCGTATCAAGTTTTCTACCTGCAGAGAAATAATATGCCATGTAATTCCAAATGTCCCCCTCGCTTTCATTATATCCTGCCAATATCATTTTAACATTCTTGCCAATCAATCTTTTAAGAGGCTCTTTCAGAATCTTTAAATCCTTTTCATGTGTTCCACTACCTGCCCAGAATAGCCTGAGTTTATCTGATTCTATTTTATTATCCATAAACTGCTCTTCTCCATATGGCAGGGCATTAGGCAAAATCTCTACATTAGAATTATATTGATAAATTGCCTCTGCAAGTCTTTCATGAGTGCAGGTATTCAGGTCTGCTAGTTTTATATATTGCAAAATCCTGTCTGTTATGCCATTAGCCTGATATCTCTGGTATAATACATGAGATGCATCCAACTGCCAAAAATCATCATTATCAACTACTAATTTGAATCCATACTTTTTTCGCCAATCTATGATGTCCTGAATGTTTATATCAGCCAGAAACCTATTCATCAAGAATATATCCCAACCTTTTGCCACTATCTCCTCACTAAGAGTATCTGTGATCAGACAGTAGTCTTTCTGCATATGCACCAAAGGCAACATTATTCTGTGGTAACCAACCCCTGAATATTTACTTGTTATGGCTAATATTTTCATTTTTTTGGTCTGCCCCTTTTTTTAGTTACATGTACAGTTTCTTGTACAATCGGCAAACTCTGAATTACCTCTTGTGGCAAACTCAGATAGTAGTTGTAAAGTCTTTGGAGCATTTCCATTACGCAACTGCTGCACCATTTAGTTAAAACAAACTGAGGATCAAGATATGATTTATAAATATGCTCATACATATTCATTTGATGAATGTCTAGATTTCTGACATATCCATTTTGGACAGTATGGTAGTTTCCAATATTTTCCTTAAGATAATCTTTGTGCTCTTGTTTCATATTAATATTTTATATAATTTGATCATTGTATTTCTTGCCAATGGAGCTACTACCCCTGCAGTAAACATATAAAATGCAATGTGTGTGAATATATCAGGCAGAAAGAATAATAAAAGTGCTACCCATGCAGCCAGACATGAGGAGCAGTTAAACGGCTTAAAATTTAGTTTCCATTTCATGTGGAACATATGTATCTCAGTAAAGAACAGAGCAAACATTACAGATGCTATTAATATCATTTTTTTAGTTTTTCAATATACAATATGGCATCCATTAACTCCTCTTGTAAATGGTTTAGCCATTGTGTAAAATTTAAATCATCTTTAACCAATGTAGTACCATATTTTTTTAATTCATGGCTCCTGTTATATAATTTATCTATAACCTCTTGCACTATACTATCCTCTGATTTTTTTTCTAAGTTTATTTTTAGTCTGGTTTAAAGTCCTTATTATACTCATATAAGGTATCCTTAACTTTTTGCTTAACTCTCTCGCATTTCCATTGAACTCAAATGCATACAATCTAAAAATTTCTTTCTGATACCAATAAAGTCCCTCCAAGTGATTTAATATTCCCTCTGTTATATCTATTTCTTTTACATCCTCTTTTTCTATCTCAACCCACTCCACAAAATCCCTGTACTTCCCATAAAATTTTTTATCTGTAGATTGTACCAAGTTCAGCATTATTCTGACTATGTAAAATCTTAATTGTTTTTTATCATAAAGATCAATCAATTTCTGATGATCCAACTCTGCTAAAATCAGGAAAACCTCACTTTTCAAATCATCCTGCAATTCCACAGGTTTCATTTTAGAGATAGCCTGATTCACTTCTTTACTGTTCCAGAACTCTGTCAGTATCTTATTACGCAAACTCTCCAAACTCACCAAACTCAATTAAAATGGGTTTGCCTTCATCCTCTGTACATATATAAGCCTTCCCCCCACATGTAGCAACATCATGCAACCTGCTGACCTGTTCTGGCTTTACTGTATCTCCAATTTTTTTAACTTCAACTGCAACATAAATACCCTTTGAATCATAACCTTGAAGGTCTGCCCATCCTTTTTCAATAGTTCCCTTTCTTTTTCTGACAGGAATATTGTTCACTCTGTTGAGCCTTACACCCTGTTTTTCCAGATGCTGCTTTGCCCATTTTGTAAGTTCTGAGGCTGACAGTTCCTTTGTGGATGTCAGGGTCAAACCTAGAATGTGGGCATTCTTTACTTCCTGTTTTGCCATTGTATTTTGTTACTGTATAAAATCCAAAAAAATTGTAACACCTCATAAAGTTACATTAAAGTTTTGAAATATTCAGCAACTGCCATTCTTCGACAATTTAATTCCATCTGCTCATCATCCTCGAGAATCTCTTTCATTTGCTTTTTCTCTTTATGGTTAGCATATCTGAATTTCTCTCTAATAGCATTCTCTGTTCTTTCCAGAGTTCCCTCGAAATCTGTTATTATTTCTCTTTTGTATAGAATATTGAAACATCTCAATCCATTAAAAATATGCTCCCAATCTTTATTTCTTTTGTATATCTCAAATGAAGTTTGAAGGATTTCATCATCAGATACTTTTGGAGCTTCTATTTTTTTTGTTTCTGGGATAGGCTCAGAAACATAATTCAATCTAACCCATCTGGCATAACTGCACATCATTCTGGATAAGTAAATGACTGAGAAGTTTTGGAAAGTTTCCGCAACCTCATCCAATTTGTTTTTAGCACACAACTCGAATGCTAGATCAAACTCTCCAATAGGTAGGTTACCATAATCTACTTTTATCATTTTTGACATATACTTAAGCTCAAACTCTGAAGGCAGCCTTTCACCTTTTATACCTAACAGAATCATCCCTTTAGTAATTATTTTCAATATATCCTGAGAATCCGAATCCATCAGTTTTGGACTGTTCCTCGCTTTTGAGATTAGCTGCGACTCTGTTAAATAAGTCCTCATACATTTGCATTTTATTTTGTTTGTTAAAGTTATTTTTAAAATTTGAATTATTTATCCAAATTGACAACATTTTTTGTTTCCAATTTTTAACAGGCTTTCCCTCCGCATCATGCCAATCCGCAACCTCATAGTAATGAAATGCTTTTTTAGCCTGTTCTGTTGTTGATCCTTTTTCCAGAAAATAATCCTCAACTTCAGATAATGTTGGTTTTGTTTTATTTTTAATTCTATTTATATTTTCATTTGCATTTTCCATATGCTCTACCATATGCTTAGGCATATGCTTAATTTTAGCATTGTTTCTCCTTGATTCTGTATATTTAGATCGTTTCTCAGACTCCTCACACATTCTTTTGTTAATATAAAATCCATCTATATTTTTAAATTTTTCATAAACATCTTGAACATATGTTTTGCATATGCTCAACATATCTTTTTCAGAAAGTTTTCCTTTTTGATGCTGTAAACAAAGCAGCCTAATATACATCCCTACCTCCTCATTTGTCATAGTCATTGTACCACTTAAAAAATCAGATGTGTATAATAGCACAGCAGGGTCTTTTGCCATAAAAAAAAATCCTAAAGGGATTGGAAGGGCAATTTCCGCACCCATTAGGATTGTTGATGTTTTAGATAATGATGATTGCCCCATCATTTCTACAAATATACTAAATTAATTGCAATTTAGAATCCAATAAAATTTTAGTCTGACTGTATTTTTCTGCGAAATGCTCATCTATATCTATCAGGTTTTTACAGGTCTTTATGCTATGTAAAATTGTTGTATGATGCATATTCAAACCTAAATGTTCGCCTATCTCTTTAAGAGTTAGATCAGTATATTGCCTGAGCATATACACAGCACAATGCCGAGCATCAGCAACTCGCTGCCTCCTGCTATGTTCTGTGCAATCTGTATTAAATACATCGTTAACTGCTATGATTATTTCCTCAGCAGGTCTGCGTTTATGCCTTGCTATTCTCTCAACTACAGGGAATTGATCTAATAGTTTCTCAAGTTTGCCGATCATTTCGTAATGATTCTTGATGATAGATTGGATAAAATTTCTGGTAATTGATTTAGCTGATTCGGTATGTTTCAAAATGGTAAATCGTTTTTAGTTTTTTCGTAAATAGTAAATTGCTCGTTTCCAAATTTGTCTTTTTTCTGACTTAAAAAACAGACATATTTATCATATGTTTCTCCATTCTTTATTGAAAGTTCTAAAAATTCACCTTTTTTTCCTTGTTTCTTAGTCAGAAAAATACCTTTAGCAAAGTTCGGTTTCTGTGAATTCTGTTCCATCTGTTATTTGATTTAAAAATTTAGACTCTTTAGTTGGGTTCTTGTCCCATTCATCTAACATATTTAGCATCTCAAAATATCTGCCTTTGCTATACCAAATGTGATGATAAATTTTTGCCATAATAAGCATTCTTTCCTGTGTTGGTAGTAGTTGGTAAGATTTCATAATATCTGAATTTTTGCTTTTTCAAATGAAATTAACGTTCTGATTGCATCTATCTGGTGAACAGCAGCTGAGCAGCACCTTTCAAATCCTGTTTTTAACTTGTTCCAATCTTTTGATTTTGCTTTGATCATCATATTGAATGTAGAGGCTGAAAACTTTTCTAATAAATCCAAATTCATTTTGCATTCAATATCTACAACTTCATCTATTCTGTATTGACATTCAGTCATGTAATTACCTGCTCTGGTCATAAGGATTGAGAGATTATTTAACCTGTCAATTAAGCCCTCTGGTTCTTTAGGCAAAGGCTGCTCAAGATACTTAATCATTCTCTGATAGTGATCATTGTATTTATCCAACATTCTCTTTGCGTTTTAAAGTTTTCTTAATGTCAGTTTGAGAATAATTCATGCCCATTGCAATCCTATCTTTATCTTCAATCTGGTTTTGCTGTAGATTTAGCAAAGCTTTTCGGAAATCCTCATTTTTTACCAATGCTTCTATCCTGATTGCGAGTTGTTCCTTTTGCCTTTCCTCATAGGTTGTATTCTCTAACAGAGTTAACAGGTATAGTCTGTTTTCTTCTCCTACCTCATCAATGGGTTCTTTGGTTCTATTTATAGCTTTCTCTAATTCATCAGCAGATGCAATGCCTGTATCTATTCCAATACAAGCCATTGCACAAGCTCTACCTACTGCAGAGGTTTCTGCATTCTCCAATGCCGATGTGTAATTTACTTCTTTGTAATTGTCTGATTCAATTTCCTGAGCGTGACCTGTGTAGATGAAATCTCTGTCATCTCCTCTAATTGTTAGTTTGGCTTTTACTACCCACATTCGCCTCTCAGCAAAATACTGATAGTCTGTTTCAATGTTGTACTCATAATTTTCATTAAGCCATTTGATTCTCTCGTGTACAGGGACATAGTCCTTTCCTTTAATTTTTACTGTTTGCATAATAATTGGTTTAGGTTTCAAATATATAAATTATTTGTTAAATGGAAAAATTTATTTTTGTACCAATTACCACAATAATTCAGCTTATGTTTAGTTTTATTTATGAATTATTGTTGCACTAATAGTATAAAAAAGAGCAATATATCGCCCAAAATATAGGCTTTTTGGTCTATATATGACACATTAAGTGTTGAAAAGTGCGTTTTATGACACTTTTAATTACGCAAAAATGTAAATGATAATATTAATTGGCAGATAAAAAATTCCCCCTGTACTTACAGAGGGAACTTTAACCAACTATTACGAATCGCAAAAATAACTATTAAACAAGATACAAGTAAGTAAAACCATAGTTTAAATTTCCTCACTCTTTGCAACTTGGTTTCCACATCCTTTAACTCTTTCTTTAATTTTTCAACCTCTTTAATATGAGCAGTTTCATGGTTCTGGTAATCTCTGTGCAGAGTTTCCATCTCTTTTTGATGCCTCATTTTTAAGGCTTCAATTTTAGCAGTATTTTCCTGCGTTTTAATGACTTCTTTTGTCAGGGTAATGGTTTTGCTTGGTGGGCAAATTACAGGCAATATAGATTCCTCAAAATGAACCAGAATGGTATCAGGAGCTGCCTGAATAGTATCTATTACTAAAACCTCTTTAATTTCTTCTTTAATAGGGAATTTTTCAGCACAGGTTTCTGCAAGTTTTTTCTGAGAAAGGCATCCTGTTAGAAATAAACTAAAGATCAATAATTTCTTCATCTTTGAAATTTACTCCATTTACCCATCCCTTCAAAAAAAGGTATTGATCTAACCCATCAGGATTAACCACCTCAATAATTTTAAATTCAATCTCTTTATCTAATAATGATTTTAGACCTTCGTTTATCTTTTTAATACCCTCTTTATTAAATTTATAGTTACCTTTTTCGTCTAATATAAGGTTTCCTTTATCGTCTACTGAGGCATTATCTAATCTGATGTCCTCAATGTGAGCTTGATATTTATCAATGCAAGGCTTTAAAATATCATAAATCTTTTTAAGTTTCTTTTGTGCTTTAGTTGTTTGATCTCCTAAATTGTAGGCAATCATGTTAGCAGTTTCGATTAATTGTTTATTAGTCATAAATTAAAATTTGTGCTAATTTAACCATTAAAACGGATTCGGCAAAATTTCAGTTTTAGGAGCTTTCTGCTCATTAATTATATTTTCTAATGCTCCATCTATTGTCCGCATATTTAATCCTGCCTCAAGCCATTGGATAACCTGCTCCTCAGTAATCTGATCATATGGAGTATAATTGTCAGGATCAGGCTCACCGCAAATAAAGGTAGCTGAGTTTGATGCCTTATTTTTATCCTCCTCAGCATTACGAATCCACTTTATGTATTTAACTACATTTTCAAGATTTCCCTCCATAGGGTAAACCTCAAAAGCATCTGCAGTAAATTGCCATGTATAATTTATCATGCTAATTTACTTTTTAATTCTTCTATTTGTGCTTGTTGCTCTTTTATTGCTTCTACCAACGCTTTCAGTTGTAATAGTTTATCCATTTTATGCTTCTATTATTAAATTAAGCTGCTCACAGATATATTCATAGGCAGCGTAATTGATGTCGCCGCTTTGCCCCAAGGATGTATAGTCAGCACCGCTTATGCTAGTATTGCCTTGCGCTAGGGTTTGCTTTTGCTGATCTTCGCCCTCGCCAGTAACATTACTGATTTGCCAGTAAAACTGTGCATAGTCGCTTAAATTGTCATTAACTATACTAGCGTCAATGTAGTTGCCGCTTGCTTCCTCGCCATTAGTCCATATCTGAACTGGTTGAATTGAATATCCCATTTTTTTATTTTTATTTTATGATGTATTTACTGTAGCCAAATAATATGTCGTTCCGCCTACGTTTAATTGAATATACTGTGAATTATTCAAAGTAACGCCAGCACTTGCCACTCTTTCGCCAAATTTCCAGGCTGCAGCGGTTCCCCCACTAGGCGCACCTGTGGTTATACTTCCACTTGTCTTTACTGCGGTTATTGAGGTGTTTCCTAATCTTATAGTATTACTTCCTTCCCCTCTTCCACCACTTCCTATCACTATCTCATTGGTGTTTCCACTTGCACTTGAACGAGTGTCATAGCCTAAATAGATAGAGTTGTTAGAAGTTTGATTAGCTCCTCCTGCATTGGTGTAAAGACCTGCTTCCACTCCCATTGCAGAGTTCAAATACCCTGTGGTGTTGTAGTAAAGAGCATACACTCCCATTGCAGAGTTGAAATACCCTGTGGTGTTGTAGTAAAGAGCATACACTCCCATTGCAGAGTTTTGATACCCTGTGGTGTTGGAGTAAAGATCAAACGCTCCTATTGCAGAGTTGAAATACCCTGTGGTGTTGGAGTAAAGAGCAAACGCTCCTATTGCAGAGTTTTGATACCCTGTGGTGTTGGAGTAAAGAGCAGACACTCCTATTGCACTATTATATGAACCTAAATAAGAAGCACCACCCTCTGTTCCTGATGATAAACCACCACCACCAATAAAGATGTTTGCACCATCACTTCCTGAACCATAATATGTACTAAATACTCTTGCTTGTCCGTTACTGTTGAGGGAAAAGTTGCCACCCACAACTTGCAACCTTGCACCATTATCTGCTGTTGTAGTTCCCACAAGTACATTCCCCCCACTTGTGATTGTCATTGCTCTAGTAAATGAACCACCTGACTTTATATATGTTTCATAAAAACCATTCGTTGTCAGGTTAAACCCAAAACCTTTATCATCAGCTTGATTTGCAAATTGAATCTGCAATCCACTTCCATAAGTATCAGATAAATCTTTTGATACTACAAACATTTTAGCTTTCTGCCCTGTACCCCCTGCATCTATTTTAAATGAAGTTCCTGCTATGATACCTTCTCCTGTGTTTCCTGATGATGGGGAATTAGCAGTTAAGTTATTTGTTGCTTGTACTGCCCCCCCACTTGTTACATTAATCCTTGCTGAACCACCAGTCCATATTGTAAAAGCACCAGTTAATCCAGATGAACCTCTCATGTTACCACAATAAACTGGATTTGCGGTATCAGTAAATTCTATTGCTGAATCATAAGGACCATTATCAGTGTATATTCTCATGTAATTAGATGCAGATGCGCCTCTATAAACTTGAAGTTTGTAACTAGCTCCAGCGTCTGTTGTTGTATTCCCGATTAATACATTCCCCCCACTTGTTATACGGAGTCGCTCGGTATTGTTAGTACCAAAAGCTAAGTTTCTTGCACCTCTTGCATTGATACCGAACATATTAGTACCACCGTCACCAAATATTTGCTGTGCAGTACCAATATCAGCAATAATAGTACCGCTTGTTTGCCATGTCATATAACCGCCATTAGCTGCGGTAGAATTAATATCACCAACTAATCCATTAGATGTTGATAGGTATAATTCTTTTGCCGTTACAGATGAACTAAACGTAGCACTTGTAGCTGATATACTACCTAGAAAAGTACCACTATCTGTAAATGAAGCCATATTTCCATAAACAGTCCCAGATGCATAAATATCTCCATTTACATAAAGCCTATAAGCAGATATAGGATCAGCACCTATACCAACTTTTTGTCCATCACTTATAGTTATTGCTCTTGTACTATTTGTAGCAAAACTTAAAGTATTTGCAGCACTTAAATACATTCCATTTGTAGGAACAGTTGAGCCTGTTGGGATAAATGCAGTTGCAGTTGAAGTGCTTGACATTAAGCTGCTTGTACCATTTAATGCTCCAGTAAGAGTACCGCCTGATAAGGGTAAATAAGCTGTAAGTCCAATCTCAGCCGCAGTCCATGCTACGTTTGCAGAACCATCAAAAGATTTTGCAGTTCCGTTTATTGTAAAGTTTCTTGCAGTAGTTAAAGTTGCTGCACTTCCAGTTGTGTTTTGATTAAGTGTAGGTATATCAGCAGCTACTATTGCCCGAAATGTTGGACTTCCCGCTGCACCATTAGGAGCTGCAAAAAAAAGGTTTGCAGTTTGTGAACCAAATGCCGCTTGTTTATTATTAAAAGTTGTCCAATCCGCACTGCTCAAAGCGCCTCTATTTGTCGCACTTGCAGTTGGCAAATTAAATGTATGGGTTGTATTAGCAGAGCTTATACCAAAGTCAGTACCAGTAGTTCCTACCGCAAAAGTCTGTGTTGATGCTGTTAAACTGTTTAAAGATGTTAAAGCTGCACTTAATTTATTATTAAATGTTGTCCAATCTGTTGATGTCAAATATCCGTTAACCAATCCTGTAGCAGCAGGGATAGAAACTGTATTAGTTGATCTACTTAAAGGAGCTGAGAATGTCAAAGGCTGCTCTGGAGTATATCCTAAAACAGTTGCTATAGATTTATGTTCCCAAAGCTGAGATGTGCTATTGTAAAAAATCCCATCATTATTGTTAGGATTGAGTGCATCAACATTATGCAATTCATCTAATTCTACCCCGTTTTGCACCTTAACCTCAATGACACCATTAACTGCATTCTGTGTTGTTACAATACCTACATAAACTAAATGAATGGGAGCATAAGGTTTAGTGCTCGTTACTGCTCCTGCAGTAGTTCCTGACAAATATAACTGAGTTCCTGCATCATATGCTGATGTATCAACCCCTGTAATTTGTCCGACAATAACAACAACTCCATTAGAGTTATTTGCTATATCATCCTGAACTAAACCAAGTGTCTGAGCTGATGTAGCATCTCCTGTTGCTATAGCTTTTGCAATTGTTGGATGACCTGCAGTAGCTCCATTGATAAAAACTACAGTTCCTTTATTTATGGTTGCTCCTGAGTTATTTCTAACCTGTAGGATTAATTTATTAGATGAAGTAAAAGAAGGGAAAACAGTATTTACCCAATATGATCCATTGTATCTTAAATAGTCATTTGTCGCTGCAGATGTAATTGCTACATCCCCAAGTTGATCAATATTATAATCCCCCTCCTGAGCTAATATCGTTCCTGTTCTACCAAATACACTTGAAACTGCATTGCTGTTCAGAGATTTTTGCCATATAGTTCCGTTATAAATAACCCAATCTCCAACCGCAAAACTAATCGCTCCGCTACCTAAATTCTGTGAACCTGCAACATTAACCAAATAAACATCTCCATTATCACCTGTGCCATCCGCCAGAGTTGGAGTATTAGTTGATGCATTCCATGTACCCTTATATTCCATGACTGATGAAGGCAACTGAGCAGCAGGAATCTTCCCACCTGAGTCCAATGTTGCAATACCATTAGCCAATCCAAAACCATAAGTACCTGCAAAATTTCCATTAGTCAACTGAGGGACACCTGTTCCCAAATTGGTAAGAGTTAAACCTCCTGTAGTTATTGGATCGGTTGTAGTATCTCCGTTATCTGTAACCTGCTGTAAAGTAACTGATGCCTGAGCACCAATCAAATTAGCAACCTGCAGCCATGTCATCTTTTTTAGCTGCCCTGTGATGGGATCGCCTATTGTAGTTAAATCACTTGTCTGAGGATTTACGTTAGTGGCTAATTGATTTATTTTTTTAGACTCCATAGTTATTTAATTGGAACTTGACACCTATCATTAATTAATGGTAAAGTTAAATTTACATCTGCTCTTACACCTGCCAAATAATCTGGATCACTTTCCGTAAAATACTCTAGAGCTATTGTATCAGGAGCATCCCAAATATTTGTCTGATTTCTAATCTGTGCAACAATATCTCCGCAAATCTGAGTCATATCAGATAATACCTCTTGACCTTCTGTATCCTGCAACTGCCTGTCCATGAAATAAAGGCTAAATCTAAACTCAATCTGTTTAGCAAGAATATTAGAGCTCTCCAGAGTTATAAACATTGCAGGATATGTTACATCCTCTTGGCTTAACCTATTATAAACCTCACCATAATACACAAAGTTAATTTGTGCGTGGTTGTTTCCGTAATTTGTTATTTCCTTTATTACTTGGTTTAATGTTAGTGTTGTTGCCATTTTTCCGCAGATAAATTTTTAATTTCTGTTGATTTTTTAAGTTAGCTTGTTTACTCATAACAGCAAAGTGGATTATTTCCTTGATAAATATATTTAAAGTTTTTTTCTACAGGTTTGCCTTCACAACAAGTATCATCTCCCAGATAGATAGTTGAATTATATCCATCATGCTCTGGTCTGACAACATCAATCCCTGATCCCCAATTGAGATACAGAGGAAAGTTTCCAATTGATGATTGCTGTTTCAGATACTTTATCAGCCTTTGCTTATAGAACTCAGCTCTTGATTTATATCTATTTGCTACATCAATCATGTCTTGCATAGATGTACTCTCAAAATTATCCCCTGTTTTTTTCAGCAATCCCTTGTTATAATATTGGAAACTGAGTCCCTGAGGCAGCTCACTTAAGACAAAGTTTACAAGAGTATCAACTATATAATCATTCAATAAAGTTACTTCACCTTGAGTTAGATCATTAGCCTGAATACCTGCCTGTAATCTGTTGTAAAGAGCACTACCCAATGCAGGTAGAATATAAATGTCCTGAGCAGCTTTTATTTCTGGCAGGATCAATTTATCATCTACATTGTTATGCAGTCCTGTCCTATCTTTGATAGTATCAACTGATATGAATAATATGTTTAAACTCATCTTATTTTCTTGTTACAAGGTTTTCTTTCCATTCATGTCTGCAAAATGGAGTATGTTTTGCAGGGTTTGATCCTTTGACTGTGTACCAACCACCTCCTCTATCCCAAACAGAATATCCGAGTCTTGCAGTCATTTGCTCAATCTCTGATCTGCTGTACATTTTCTTTCTGCCGTTTGATTGTTTTTGGCTCATCAGATATTTGCAGAATGGTCTGCTCGTTGGTTTATCACTATCGCTAAATCCTTTTCTCCATTCGTAGGTATATCTAATCAAAAACTCAGTTGTTTTAGGTTTAATTTTTTCCACTATGTCTTTCAAAGGCTCTGTAAGATTTCTTTCTGTAACAATGTTAGAATCTATGCCCTCTCCAATAACAATATCTTTGACAGCTATGTATCCTTTCTCAGCAAGGAGGTTCATAATTCTTTTAATGACTCCTATTTCCTCTTTGAGAACCTCAGCAATAATCTCTGGAGTGATTCTCTTGTCCTTAGAAATCAAATCCAAAATATTAGCCTGTAATTGGCTTACATCAGCAAATGAAATCTGCTCATCAAATACACTCTTTTTTCTCCATACATTAAAATTATCATCACTCTCTCCCAAATCATCCAGAATAGAGAAATCAAAATCCTGCTCCTCAAATTGAGCTGTGTTCACCTCTGGATTTACCTGAGGCTGATATTTACTCATATCAATTCCAAGCTTCTCAATAATCCATTTTTTAGGAGCAAGTTGCAAAATAGTTGACTCACTAAATTCTATGCCTACAGGCTCAGTAGGTATAATCTTTAAATCCTCTGGATAACCTGCATATCCTGCCAACATATTGAATGCAGACTCGAGGAATATTTGTTTTCCGTTAACATATGTATTCTTAAAAATCTCATAGCCATCTCTCATCTCTGTTCTTGTTCCCAACTGACCTGCAACCGCAATGCCAAAAATGGATGGAGTAGTTACCTGATGACCTGAAAATATGTTTGTCTGGATCAACTGATCTACCTGTCCAAAATCTTCTTTTGTCAAATCTGATTGCCCCAAATCATCTATAATTGGTTTTCTGGATGCATCGTTGACAAATGCCAACATATACTTAATCCCATCGGCTCCTGTGTATGTATTTTTAAACTTATTGTGTACAACTCTCTGTTCCTCAGGTGAAGGCTCCCCATTAGGAAGGGTAATAAGTTTACTCGCAGAAAATCCTGTTTTTGCATTTCCTAAAACGTGTTTAGAAACCTCAATATCACTTTCAATATAGTTAAGAGCTCCAAAGTATGCAGGCAGCGTGTAAACTCCTCCATTTGGTCTGTATTCCTTTAAGTAAAGGATTTGTTTGCCCTGTGGATTCTTGGGATTAAATGCAGGATAAACTATATATTTTTCCTTAGAATCTTTCCAATCCTCTTTATACCAGAACTGAGTATTATCTTTATTTGTTCTCAATTTAGTATAATCGCAATGCCAAATCTCACTCACCTTGCCAATACCCCAAATAATCTCTAAAAATGCCCCTCCAAATATTTCGATGTCCAGAGATACCTTTCTGGTTAGATCATCCAGACATTCGCTTCTATTAGGCTGATCTATGAATCCCTGAGCTGTTCCTGTCCAACCATTTCCTGTAATGTAATGAACCTTATTTCTAATGATGGCATTATGTTTAGCAGATTTGTTTAAAAGTTCAACAAGGTAATTAGGATAGTCATTCCTGTCCCCATATTGGATATAGCCTTCGCCCTTTTTCTCCTTGTATTCAGGTTGTTTGGCTTCCGCAAACTGTACTAAAATAAAATTCATTCTCTTATTTTATAAGTGTCTGTTGTTGTATATTCCGTAAATATGGTAGCTGATTGGTTTAACATCATAATTCCACTTTCCAACAGGTTTAATCCTGCAGGATTTGTGTTCGTTGTACTTGTCTGCTCATACATTTGATAATCCCATTGACCATTCAGGCTGCTGCCAAAATAGTCATTTACCACTATTTGAAATTTATTGAACCTGTCCTTATACTGACTAATATCCGTATTATTTAGCTTGACAAATTTAACCTGTTGATTGCTACTCCTATTGGTAAACACAAACAAATAATTAGGACTCTGCAATAACTGTTTTTCAGTCAAAGTTAAATAAATATGTTGAGTCTGACCTTTTGTTAACTGTATCATCTACTATAAATGCAGAAAACTCTAGTATTTAACAAAAATGCCCCACCTAAATGGCAGGGCATATGAAAAATCCACAATATATATTAAGCACCTGCAGTAGTTAATTGATCTGCCACATTTGAGTTAACTGCAGGAGCAAGTTCTGGCTCTTTGCCTGTGAAGGTCAAAGTATAACCTGATCTATCTCCTTCAGCTGTACCTGTTCCAGATGAACCTGCTGTGATGTCAAGTCCTCTTGTCAATCCAAAGTACCAATATTTTCCGTTATTATCTTGAACTACAGCGACCAACAGATTCTTAGCCAACAACAAGATTTCATTTCTTGTATTAGCTTGTAGTTTATTCAGAACAATAGTAAGCTCCTGCTGATAGAAAATAGTTCCGTTTTCAACAGATGCATTTATGTTTTCAACAACTCCAGATGTAGCCTTAACCAACTCATATTTGTAAAATCTCTTTCCAGAATTTTTAGTCAGAGCAGTCATAACTCCACCAGAAACAGTAAAAGAGGCAACATCTTGAGCTGCCATGAAGTACACCTCTGTAATACCACCTAAGGAATCTTTACAGTCTAATGTGTAGCCTTGCGTAAGAGCACAAGCCATATTATTCAGTTTTTAAAATTATAAAAATGGGAGTTTTAGCTCCCCATATATTATACAAGGACAAATTTCACAACTTCATCAGGGAATGCAATGTTCACACCCATTTTGAACTCAGAAACAAAACGTACTTGATCAGCTTCTTTTGCGTAAAAAATTTCAAATTTTTCTTCTTCGTTCAAAAGATCAGTACCCAAGAACATATTTGATAATCTTAAAGCATAAGCCTTGTTTGTTCCGTTCAAACCTTGTACTGCAATAACTTTGATTGAAGTACCCGGAAGAATAAACTCACTATCAGCTTTCACATCTATTGAGTAATGAAACTGATTTGCATTTTTTAGTGCAACTGTATAAGTTCTGAACAAATCTTGACCGCAGAAAATAGTCATATCATCTGCAGCTACAACTTGTGCAGGGATTGCTTGATAAATGCCATCAAAAATGCTGATTACGTTTGCAGCAGTAATGTTTTCCAAAGGCGCACCTGAAATATAAGTTGATACGTTTGCAGCAACTACTCCTGCGGCAGCACCGATCAATTTAACCAAACCGTCAAATTTGTTAAGGTTCACGTTACCAGATGCGGTATCGCCTTGCCACAAAGAAGTTTCAAGTTGTGCAGCAATCTTTTTAGCTTTCTTATCAGAAAATTCTTGCTCAAAAGGGATGTTATCATACATTGAACCAGTTGGCAAAGCTTTCTGCAAATATTTGCTTTCAAGGTCTTTTGGACAAAGTGACTCATTAACTTTAATTTTACCGACAGTTACAGTTCTCTGTGTAATAGAAGTTGAACCTGATGCTGTAAAACCGCATGATCCACCGCTTTGGAAAATTGCGTCTGTTTCCATAATATTGATGGTTTCTGCGGACTTGACTCCCACCATCACATTACCTGCACTTTTGATCAAAGATGCAGTTTTAGCACCCAACACAGAAGATGTAACTAAAAGAGCTTCATTTTGCTCTGTATAGGCTGCAAGGGTTGATACATCAAATGCCATTTTAGTTTATTTTTTATTGTTTAAAATTGCGTTGCGATATTTATTAAGTCTTTCTAATTTAATGTCTTTTGTTGCTTCGAACTTGAATGATTGTGGCATCTCGATTGGGTCAGCCTGTGGAACTTTTGCCATTTCCTCAATTAATTCAATTACTTGCGAAAATCCTGTTTTTGATTTGTTTTCAAGTGCTTCAAGTTTAGCTATCAAAGCAGCATTAATAATTTCCATGTTAGAAATCTTTGACTGAAATACAGCAGCCATTTCTTCTATTTTCTTATCCATTTTCTTAGACTCAACTTCAACATCTACATTTTCTTGTTCAGGTTTTTCGGCTTTCTCAATCTCAACAATTTTACCTTCAAGTGTTGAAATTTGTGTACCATCTGCAAGTTGATGCTTACCATCAGGTGCATTTGAACCATCTTTAAGTTTAACTTCACCTCCTACTTCAAGGGATGAAATCATAACCTTTGTACCATTTGCTAATGAATATTCTGCAAAATCTGCAGATTTTACATCCTCAACAGGTTTTTCTTTTTTTGGCATATCCTCGAATAATGCCTTAATTTTTAGTATTGCCTCTTTAGCGTTCATACTTTATTTTTAAATGATTAATAAATAAATTAGTTATCACTTAGCGATGATAAAATTTTTTTTATCTTGTCAAGCATCTTTTGATCCTTAGATTTTGATTTGTTATATTCAAAGATTCCCTCCACAGAAAATCCTTTCACTTCTCCATTTTTTACCTTCTCCCAAGTTGCATCATCCTCAACTTTGAATGAGCCAAACCATGATCCATCAGGAGCATCCTCAAAACCTTTCATAGGTGCAATTCCTCTATATTTATCTGATATGAAAGATTCAAACATAACAACTCCATCTACTTTTTTAGAAGGATCGTGATCGATGTTCACATTAGCCTGATATCCTTTTTTAAAAAACTTTTGCGCAATTTTAAAAATAGTGTCCTTGCTAACTATAACATAGTAATCACCATGAGTGTCATCACTCCGATAAATTGGAGTATCAGCCAACATAAGAGCACCGCTAATAATACGTTTATCTTCAGAAACAATTTCAAATTTAGCATTTTCTTTAAATGCATTCCAATTCTTTTGAATTGCTGGTCTATGAACCAATGCAACAAAGTTAACCTCAGCATCATCATTCAGATCATCTGAGATCATTAATTCAAATATTGGCAATTCCATAATTATAAATGTTTAAATTTTTAAATAATATCAACTTAGCGAAATCTTGCCCTTTGTCTGATAGCCTGTATTCTCTGTTGATTAGTTGTCATATCTGTTTCTACAACATATGCCCTTACCGCTTGATTGCCCAGAGCATTGATAGTAGATTGATTTAACTGTGTCAATTGAGCCTCTGGAATTGCAGGAGTCATAGGAGCACCTCCTCCAACATTTGGAATACTAACTCCAGATGCACCTCCGCTATCAGGGTTATTTATTTTCTGGATTTGTTTGGCTGTATTTGCAACAATAGATGCGATTGATAGGACGGTTGATGCTGTGTTTATTCCTACAAATGGTTGCCCTGCGGTTGTAGGGAATTGACTGAGTGCTTTAGCATTGGCTATTCCTAAGTTAGCAATTATTTTACCTATTGCTCCTGCCTGTTCAACTACCAATCCTGCAATCTGGACTCCTTTACTTTTCTCAAATAGCTGTTTTGCTAATCCTGCAGCCTGTCCAACAATATCAATGTAAGCCATCTGGATTGATGCCTTATGTTCTTTCTCAGCTATTTCAGTTGCAATCCTATCCTCAGAAAGTTTTTTTATTTTCATGTTATAGTCCTGCTCTGATATTTGCTTTTTGTTAAATGCATCTTTTAATAAAATCTCTTCATCATCTAAAGCCTTTTTCCTGACTGCAAAAGTCTCTCTTTGATTATTTGCAAGATTCTCCAGATTAGTTAAGTTTCTATTTAGGAATGACTGAGTTATGTCACTATCATATTGTTGTATCTGTGCAGCAACCTCTCTTTTTTTATTAGCTAAATCATCTTCTGCCTGTTCTCTTGCCAAAGTTCCTTTATTGTGATTGTTTACAATATCCTCTAATCTCTTTAACTCAATAAGATTCTCTTCAATATAAATTTGTTTTTTAACCTTTAATCTCTCTATCTCATCTTTAATATTTTCAGCAATAGCCTTTCTCTGATCAAACGCAAGTTTATTCTGACTAGCTATCTGAATTTTAGTTATCTCCTGCTGTTCTCTACTTAGGGCATTTACATTAAGTAATTGCTCTGATCTTTTACCTGTATATTTCTCCTCAACATCAGCAAGTTCACCCTGAACCCTTATCCTCTCAGCTATAAGTTCATTATTAACTCCAAACAGCTTTATCTCTTTATTTATCCTGTTTAGTCTCTGACCTATCAATGCCCTCTCTGACTTTTCTCCCTCATCGAGAACTTTTGCCAATTGGTTATTTGCCTGAATCCTTTCATCAATACTCCTTGTATCATCATCTCTGATTTGTCTTAACTTTTCTGCCTCAATTTCATTTTGTTTTATTGCATTCAATAGATTAGCCTCTGCAATATTTTGATCACCTATTGCTTTAGTTAAAGTCTTTGCCTGCTCAAGTTTATTGCCAAAATAATTACCTGCAGCATCGGACAAATTGTTTATTGCTTTAGCTGATTTATCAAAAGAATTATTTACACCTGTAGCAACATCAACTAACTCTTTTCCAAATTTCTTTCCAGATTCTGCAGCCTCTTTAAAATTTCCTGTGAAAAGATTCTTTAATGTCTGACCTAATAAACCAGCAGCCTCAATTATTGATTCAAATCTCTCAATGATATTTTCTTTTATTAATTTACCAAGCTGCTTAACATATTCCTGAGGATTCTGAAATACATCTTTAATAAATTTAACTACCTTATCAGCATTATCTACAATAAGGCTAACAAGATCACTAAGTACAACATTAAGAAAATTTAATGCTGTACTAAATGCATCTGCAACCTTTTGATTTCTACCAAGTACATCTTTAAAATATTGAAAACCTTGAACTATTGCAGTTATAACACCAAGACTCTTTAGAAGGCTGCCTATTTTACGAAATGATGAACTCGCTGCAGCCTCAGCTTTCTTAGCATTAGTGCCAATATTCTCTACACCTTTACCAAGATCATCAACCTTTTTTGAGGCATCCCCTGTTCTGACATTTACATTAATTTCTAAATTCTGTTTTGCCATTAGAATGTTTTTTCAATTGCCTTTAATAAACTAATTTTTGTTGTTGTATAATCCATAGGGTTATAACCTTCTATAGTGTTGAGCCTGAATAGAACACCATCTATCCAGATCAATTTTCCAAAATCTAGATTATAAATATCAATGGTATTAAGTAGGGCATTGCAGGTAAGAAGTTTTGAATCCTTGTCTGTGATCTCTGCCATATAATCCGAGTAGAATGCATTGAACAGATTTGTAGTTGGATATGTAGTTGCCTGAAAATATACTTCTTTTGGCGCTCCAAAGTTTATATCATTAGATGGATTAAATGGATCATCTAAATGTCCGACATAAGTGTAAGTAGTTACATTGCTTTGTTTATTTGTTTGTCCATCTTTAATTGAATAACCTGTCATGCCTGTTATATATTTAGCCTGAAATATCCTTATATTGAAATCAATTGATTCCTCTATCCCTCCTGATGCTACCTTGTAGATAGCAGGATAAATTTTATCTGTATCTGTTTTTCTATACAAAACAGATGATGAAAAAATTACCTCTGTGGTGTCAATATCTTTAACAAAATCAAATTCAGAATCATATATCCTGTCGCCATAACCTTCTGCATATTTCTTTCTGTAATTTTCATTGTAAACATCGTTGTCTTGTTTATACTTAAATTGATAATATCTTGCATTAATTTCACTCATTGGTTTAATGCTCATTGGCTTTCCTCTGTCAATTTTATTAGTCCAATCCTCAGTAACTCCTGAATAAAAGTTTATGTAAGGTTTTATTATAATTTTTTTCTCCTCCACAGGATCATCATAAACATAAAGGTTTAGCATTTTACAAATTGACAAAAAGAAATCCTTTTGAAATATTCCCTGCGGTAGTTGCTTATCAAATTGTATTGTTTCCCCATAGTTAATAGGAACATCAGTTACTGCACTTGTTACAACTTCCAAATATCCAGTATCAATTTGATATGATGTTGCCTCACTTGATACAAATGCATTTATAGTATTATTCAAATTTAAAGTAGTTGAATATGTAAGATTAGCATATAATATTGCAGGTTCTGAAAAAACAGGTATTATAACTGAATCTACATTGCTACCATTTACCTGTAAACTTACTGTAACTTCTGTAACAGGAGATGGATCAGGATAAACATCATTTATATATCCATCTAAATTCAAATTTATTGTACAAGCAATAGATGTTGAATTGTTATATTTATATGAGTTTCCTACCAATGTAAAATTTCCTAAAATAGTAGGAGTAAAATCAGGATAATTATCTGTGTAATAATTTTGAACATTAGCAGTTGCGTAAAACCCTTGATTAGATGTATTTGATAGTGTTTTTTTATTTGTAGGAATAAATAATCTATTAAATAATGCATTACTTAGATATGGAAAATCCCAAGTATATCCAGACTGAATTCTTATTTTTTCGAGCATCTCTTTTACCTTGTAACAAGGTCTAAAAGCTCTAAAATCAAAATCAACTTTATTTGTACTTACATTTCCTATGTCAATTAAACCATAAACAATTGCTCTGTCTGCGATTGGACTCGATTGATCTGTTATATGTGCTACTGTCCATGTTTCATTATATGAACTATATTGATTATATCCTCCACCAGAAACAGTAGATAAATCTTCAAGTCTATTGTTTCCCAGAGCTGAAATAAACCCTCCTAATTCACCAAAAACTGCACATTGGTACTCTATGGCTGATCCATCTTTAACAATCTCTAAAAGCCTTAAAACCCCTTTAAATATCTGTATTTTGTCAATAAAGATTCTACAGTTTGCAACCTTTGAGGCATTAAAATTATACCCTACATTTGGCTCAGTATCATCTGTGATATTTGCGTTTCCCAGATCAAACACAAAACCAAATATTTTGTTGTTATTAGCAGTACCTGTAATGTTAATGGTTTTGCTGAAACTTGTATTCCTTGAACCAAAGTCCTCAATATCATCAATGGCATAACTAAACTCAGTTGATATTTCATCAACCAAGTCCAACTTATTATCCTCAACATAAATCTCTGTACTAATCATCTGAATTGTGAGTTAATGTATTTACTTACCTCAATATCAATCTCAAAATTAAATATCTTGTCAGCAGCCTGTACCTTAAATGTGTAATTTGAACTCTGCACAGTTACAGGGAAATATGCACCCAAAACCTCAATGTAGCAGATACTTGAAGCCACCAACTGAGAAAGCCATGTGTAATCTTGTTCACTAACCCAATCACTAATCAAATGGAATCTGTCTTTGTGTTGTATCGCATAGTTTAAAGCTGTTTCGTTATATCGGTTATAAATATCAACATTTTTCATCTGGTTGCCAGATAGCTGCCAATCATTTCTTCTGTATGAACTCCTTTGAAATTCTGAACTCCTCCGATTGACTAGTGCAAACTTCATAGTGTCCCAACCGCCTAACCTATTCAGAAAATGCAGATTAAATTGTTTATATTTAGGATAACATTTTTGCCTAATTTTTAAAACTCTGGAAACCGCTACTCCTCTTTTCAGGTAAAAATTATATCCATATGTTGAATCTGTTATGATATTTGATCCTGCCCATGTGTTAACGTGTTCTGCCTGTAGGTTAAACAAGTTCATTTCCCCTGCAAGGCTTATATTAGCACTTACTGTAGTCAACACCTGCTCAGCAGAATTTACAACCTCAACCCATGCAGAATAAGCTCCCCCTGTCTTTTTAAAATAGGTAGCATAGAAATTATCCCCAAACTCAATCCCAATATCATCTGTTTCCCTTTCAGTCAGCCAATCATCTGAGAAATTTTCAATCAGAAGATTATCATAATAATTTGACAAGACTAATGGAGTATTATCGTTGATTGCCAAAATATCCGCAAACAATGGAGGATAGAAGTTATAAGAGCTAAATTCTCCAGATGCCATATTTCGAGTAATTGTGCCTGTTACCTCCTCACCCACAGCCACATTATAAGTTACTTTTAATTTGTCATTAGAGGCAACAAGAATAGAGTTCCCTGAAGGTTCAAAATAGTTACTAACATATGCCCTTACAATTGGACTCGCATTGAATATCCCATAACTTCCTGATGGATCAGGGAAAACTTTTACAGTAGATACTATGTTTCCATTTACCCTTACATCGTAAACAAATTTAAAATTAGTAGTCCCTGAGTTTGTAGAACTCGAAACAAACCACAAATCATCATGCAAGGATGCATATGTAACAGGACTATCTGTTATCGTTATTGCCATATGTTCTTATTGTTAATTGAAAATCTGTTTCAACTGCAATAGCCACCCCATTCAGGAAATCCTGATCAAATGTCTGTTGAAATGCTTTATCAAAAAATCCTGTTCCCCTTATTCCATCTCGTTTAATTGCAGTAGCTATCTGGAAAGGTAGTTTTCGCCTACTCGCAGCAGCATTAGACATTGCAGACAAACTCCTTTTTTTCTTGGTAGATGCACTCAATGTTACTTGTTCAGTCTTTGTACTTATTTTTGCATTGTCTAGCCATTTAATTATCGCATTAGCCATGAAATATCCTACCCTTTTAGTCTTAAACTTGTATTTGCCTGTGTTTGGTTTAGGATTTGCATTCATGCCTCCAACACCTCTTACACCCTGATTTACAAAATCATAGTATTTGATTTGTTTGCTACCTTTGGCATAACCTACCTCTAAAGTGGTCTGTACAGAATCCCCATATGAAATTTCGAAAGGAATATCATAAAGATCACCTGTAGAGATTGATCCATCAACTTCCAAATTCTGTTTTACTAATGTCTGAAACTGCCTACCTGCTGCATTTAAAAAGGCTTGAAGTACAGGCAGATTATTCTCATCTACAATATTGTAGCCATCTTGAAATCTGTCCAAAAACTTCTCAGCTATGAAGGCAGCCTGTTCTTTCCGCATACTTATAAATGAGCAAAATTGAGGATATTATCTCAGAAAAAACCCCTGTATAAAAATACAAGGGTATACAAAACAACCGCAATAAAAAACTTTAAAAACAAATTCTGCAATAAAATCTATTTTAGTAAATGACATCCACAGTATTAAAATAAGTCGTCCTCCCGTCTAAATCCCCCAATTTTAATTTCATGTCCAAATTTTTCAGCATTCTGGTATTATCCGTATAATATAAAATTTTAATCTCCATTATCTTTTTAAATAGTCCCTTTCTGCCTTTAAATATGACAGATCATTTAGAAACTGCATACATGGTAACTCATAGGCTTGATTTAAAGATATAATTTCGTGTTCAGCTACAATTTTTACACAATAATGCCATCCATAAAATTCAACAAATCTATTACCTCCTCGCATACTCTGCTCCTCCATCTGTTCATCTACATCCTCATAAAGTCCCTTGAAATTGGAATCTAAATCACTTACAACTTTTATAAATTTACTAACACTATAGTAAACATCCAAAAATTTAGCACTCTGAATGTCATCCGCATAGTCCGAGTGCTTAGATGCATTATACTTTTTTTTAAATATCCCAAAGTTTAAAGGGTAAACCATAGAGGCTGCTAATTTATGCAGGTTCTGAATTACATCTTTTGCAAACACCTTTGTTTCTATGTATCTGGCTGTGTTTATTTGGGAAATATCGTAATTACAGATGTATCTATTCTTTGCAGTCCTAATGTATTTCACAGGATAGCCTTTGATCTCAGTCAGCAGAAAATACATTTTTTTTATTTCCTTGCTCAGTCTTTTAAAAGGGTATTTTTCAACAGCAGCCTCAGTATCATTGTTGATAATAGCTATTATCTTGGTAGCATTACCAATAATATCCCCACCTGTTAAGATAGGCTCAAGTTGTTGATATTGAAATACGTTTAAATCTTTCCATTCCATCTATAATCAATGAAAGTGTAAATAGCTATTATAACTATTGGGAATGTCAATAGTAGGCTAATAGGCAGCAACATCCAATACATCAGATGCTTTAACTTTGATCTCAATCTGTAATGTCTTTCCCATTGCATCAAAGATTTTCGTAATGACTGATAGTCTGGGATTAGAGCCATTTTCAATTCTGTTAATAGAAACAAAACTTATGCCTGATTTCTCAGCAAGTTGTTTCTGGGTTAAGTTTAGTTTTTGTCTTTCTTTTTTCAATAATTGTCCGATCATATTTCTGCTTGTTTTATGACTTCCGTTGATTTAATGCATTTGTTTTCATTTATGAAGTCATAGTATTCAAGTGCTTTTTCTTCTTTGCTCGTTCCTGATCCTGTAACATACTTTCCATCAAGCATAATGAAATACCATACTTCGCCAATAAAATTTACTTCTTTGATTAATTCTACTTTCATAATAGTTAATTTTTACAAATATAAATAATATTTTAATACAATTCTTCCTGCCTAAATCTTTTTTCTTCTTTATGTCTTGCATAATAGCTATCACCCCGTAATTCAGGATTTTCTTCTTGTATCTTCTGTCTTGCCCTTCTAATAGATTCAGGGTTTGATAATTTACCTTCTGAAAATAACTTTAAAAACTCAATTGCCATTGTTTTGTCTTTACCAAGCAATAAAAGTTCTCTCCACCAAATGTTTGCGATCAATGCCTGATCGTTGTCCCTTAAATGCTTTTTGTGTGTGAGCAAGTAAATGATGATTTCTTTGTTATGTAGTTTCATATTTTTGAATCGTTTTAAAAATTTCATAAGCAATTTGCGGTACTATGGCATTTCCTCCTGCTTTAATTGATTCGTTTCTCCATTTAGGAAAGGTAATAAAGTCCAATCTGTTGGAAAGCCCATCATCTCCAATACAAAGTGGGGAGACAGATGGAAACGAGTCCCAAACATTTCGTTCATTTGAATACCCAAATCGTCTCCCTTCCAATTCTCCGTTTTCCAATGCATATTCTTGTCCGATGTTCTTGGAGTATGTAGAAGTTTTCCTCTTAATACCATTCTTGTTAGACTGTTCTGGCTGTCCACTTTTCCAGCTTTTTCCGATTCTGTTGCACAAGGTGTTGGCAGCATCCCATTTCTTGCTATGTCGTTCAGACTTGGACCGAATCTCATCCCATCCTTTGGTCTGATGTTCACAAAACTTCCGTTCATAAATTTCAATTCCTTGCCGTTGTTTACATTCTCTGCCATTCCATCCATTGTTTTTGGAGTAGGCAACAAACCAAACCCTGTCTCTTCGGTGCGGTGCATTGACGGATACAGCTGGCAGTACATACGGCCACACTTCGTACCCCTCAGCTTCCAAGTCAACCTGCACCTCGTGGAATACCAACCCTCTATTCCAATTAATAAGGCCGTAAACGTTTTCGCCCACAACCCAACTTGGCTGAATTTCCCTAATTGCTCTAAGCATTTCTGGCCAGAGGTGTCTCTCATCTTCTTTGCCAAGTCGCTTTCCTGCGCTTGAGTATGGTTGGCAAGGGAATCCTCCTGTGAGAATATCAATTTTGTTTGCATATTTAGTGAAGTCTGTTTTTGTTATGTCAGTAAAAGATTCTGTTTCAGGCCAGTAATATTTTAAGACCTTTTGGCAAAACTCATTCCATTCGCAATGAAACACATTTTCCCACCCCATCCATTCAGCTGCAAGATCAAATCCACCTATGCCACTAAATAATGATCCATGATTCATAAACAGTATTTATCTTGAAGTAATCCAATAATGATTGATCCAATGATCAATGCTAAAATTAAGTTTAATATTTCCTTTTTCATAATATTTGATTTTGTCTATCAAAAATAAACCTTTTTTTAATTTCCACCAAATATTTCTTAAACTTTTTTTTAAAGAAAATTATACTTACCTGATCCTGCCTTAAAACTCATGTTATGATAGGCAAGAGCAAGTGCCATAACGCAATCATCGTGAAACCCAGAAGGTGCTGAATATTTGACCCCTGATACGGAGTATTGATATACAAATATCTCTAATTCATTGACTATCAAACCATCAGGATAACCTATCAATCCTGAATGTATTGCCGTCTGCAATCCGACCATTAGCTGCTGTTTTGAATTTTGAGTAAATTTCAATCCCTGTATTATCAGTCCTGCTCTTTGCAAGTCCTCGAAGATCGGATCACCTACCCCTGTTGAATCGATTATAATAGGCTTTTTAGGCAATTTAAGGACTTCTTGCTTCGTGGAATACCAATCCCTTTGGAAACGATCGAAATAGGCAACATTGCCTTCTAAATCCAATCCTATGATAACAGTCCAATCATGCGACTTGGCAAGATCAATTCCGAAGTACACAGGTTCTTTTATGCTCATTGGTCGAATACACTTGTGTATATGCTCTGTTACAAATGGATTAGATGCGTTTTCCATCGGGTTAGCCATGTATTCTTGTTCAAATACAGAAGGTGGTAATTGGATTTTGGCTTCATCTATTTCAGCAGGATCAATATAAGGATTATCATAGGTTGTGTATTTAAAGCTTTTCCAATCCTTTTCACCTGATTTCATATACAGGCTATAAAAGTAATTTTTACCCCGTGGTGTTGACAGGAACATTGCCCAACCTTTATAATCAGTTAGGGTAGGTCTGATTGAATTTAACCACCCTTGTTCAAGATGCGGAATAAAAGATGCTTCGTCAATAATCACTCCATTAAACTTTCTGCCTCGCAAATTGTCTAATCGTTCCCCTGTAAAAAACTCAACCATTCCCCCATTCGGAAAATATATTTTTAAATCTTTTTTCGGATAAGGTAAAGCTGATCCTAACTTCTCGTAAAACTGTTTAGCTAATTTATAAGTCGGTGTAATGTATGCTATCTGCTGACCTTTGATTGCGGACTTTACTAATTTGATTTGACATAACTCTGACTTACCAAACCTTCGCCCACACATGACCACAATAAACCTTGATTCTGAATTAAGGATTGGTTTCTGATTGATATGTGCAGAACTAAACTCAATTCTCATAAAATTGTCTTGCCTTCAATAAAGACAACTTCCACTTTATTATCTGTGTTTATGTCCATCTGTTCTTTAGGCTTTCCGTAAACTCTTGTTAGTAATGTTTCAAGTGAATACAGACTTCCTTTTTCAAGGCTCTTTCTCATTGCATTGGCTATTGTCTTTTCAAGAACAGTTGCCTTCGGATTATCCCACACCTCTTTTAATTCCTCCAAATCCATTTGAAACATTACCTGAATAGTATCGTTAATCTCAGATAACTTATACCCTTGCTCCCTTAAAAGAGTAACATACTTTTTCGGTCTGCCATTCGGATTACCTGATTCACCCTTCTCCCATTGTTGTATAGCTCCACCATGTTCCTGTTCGATCTTTTTTGCCATTGTTAATCCATTGTTTTAAAATAAGGTTTGCCATAAATTTCTATAAATCTTTGATGTGTTTGTTTAAGCAGTTCAATGTACTCTTTTTTATCACCATATTTTTCATGACACGTCCGACATACTGCCATCAGGTTTTGTATCTTGTCTTTATCTTTTCCGCCACCCATACCCCTGCAATTAATATGATGAATGTCATTAGCTTTATCACCGCATACTTCACACCCAATAAAATCATCAATGCCATAATCAAAGTATTTAATATAAATTTGCGTATGTTTCTTCATTTTGTGCCATCCTGTAAAGGCTGATGCACTTCAGGTTCAATTCTTCTGTAATGCTCTGACCACAATATTTTAGTTAAAGTTATTGATTTATTTTCAATTTGTTCTTCTGATGCTTCAGAAAATAATATATGCAGCACTTCGTGAATAACGATTTCCAAATGCTTTTTTGATTTGACCGAAGGATCAATTTCGATCAACCCATCAGAATGTGCAATACCCCATGCTTTTTCTTTGCCAAGTTTTCGGTATTTAATTCTGATTTTTGGAATTGGATTATTCAACTTTAACTTCATCTTTCATTTCTAACAAATCAGGTCTTTCCAAATCTGAAACTTCTAATTTATTTTTACCTCGTACCTGTGCCAATGCCCTTCTGTAAATATTTTCCTTAATTTGTAACTCTTGCAGCTTTTTGACCAAAAACACTTCCTGTTCTTCGATGCTCATTTTATTTATTTTTTTTGGTATCATTTGTCAGTTTTTGTATGGTATTTATTACAAGTTTTACATTTATACATTATTTTAACAACACCTGTTACAGTTGTTCTTGTCAAATTTCTAATTAAATCATCACTACCACATTCAGGACAAGTACCACGATATGCACCAAATAAAACACCATAATGACTTTTTGCTTCAATATGATTGTTCAAATGCTTAAAAACCTTTTCCAAAAGTACAACATCATTTTTACAATACTTAATCATTTTATCCATAGCAACTTTATCGTTTTCCAACAAAATGCTTTTCCACAAATCAAACTCTGTCTTTATTTTACCTCCAATTCCTAAATAATTAGCAATGTAATTAAGTCTATTTGAATTAAACTTAAATTTATTTCGTGCTATTTTCAACGTATCAATGGTTGTATACTTCGGAAACATTTCAATCCTATGAAACAGACATCTTGTCCTGATCCATGCCAAATCAAATCTATCCCCATTATGACCAACCATTTCAGTTGCCTGATTAGCAACTTCAATGAAATCTTGCAGCATCTTTTTATCAGATTGTTTGCGATCCCATCTCAAACCATAAGTATCCTTTTCATCTTCCCACTTGTAACAAATACAAATAATTGATCTTTCCTTTATGATATTTGAATAATCAATATTTTTTTTAAAACCTGTTTCCCAAAACAAACCGATGTTTGGACTTGTTTCGATATCAAAGAATAACCTTCTGCGTTTTGTCATTTATAAGGAATGAGCTTTGTTTTGCCATTTTCTTTTATAGCTTTCAACACTTGATTCCTCTGATTACCATTCGCACTATAACTAACATGAACCCAATCAGGATTTTTGTCAGTACCAAATTCCCAGATTAATTGGTCAAATGATAATTTATCTTTAATAAAATTAAATATTTCTTTGTTAGAAAGTGTAGTCCCATCCATATCAATGTCTAATGCTTCACCTGTACTGTGTTGTGAATGTGTTGCACCACCAATAGCTGCATTTAAAGATTGTGAACGGTACCCACTACTAATGCGGATTGACTGCCTGAAATTTAAACGTATTGGCTCAAATATATTTTCCGCTATCAGCTGCAGATTCTTAATATGTTCTACAGTTGGCATATTTAAAATACCTCTGCGTTTTGCAGATTCACTCCTGATGATTTCAGACAGTTCTAAGTGTTCAGATAGTTTCATTTCTTAAATATCTTTTCAGCAGTTGTTAATCCTAAAAAACTGGCACCCATAAATGCAAGTGCAGATATTAATGTATCTCCACCCCTATGAAATAACTCTATGCAAAGGCAAACTGTAATTGCAAATCCGCACAATCGCTTCATGCTCAATCTGTTATTGTCCTCTGTAAAAAATTGCCTCATTTCTTTTTTTCATGTTTAATCTTATAAACATTATAAACGATTGTAGAAAGTCCAACCACAATTGTAACCAAGTTTCCAATTTCGCTAATTGTTATGTCTGCCCATATTTTTGAAATAAAAGTTACTATACATAACGTAATACTATTCTTATCCATTATTGATTTTTTTGATATTTAGGATGATCTTTTGGTAATAAATCATAATCTGTTATGTATTTAGCATTATCAGGTCTGCCATTTTTTAATAAATATAAAAACGCATTAACTCTTGCAAATGCCCATTGTTCTGCTGATTGTACCTTCGGTGAATGAGATGTATTATATGCTCCCAAACCTCTTTGAAATACAGATTTTAAAGCACCAAGTGATGCCCTACCATTTTTGATATTGCTTTCTTTTTCATTAAATTCTTTGACTTTATTTTGTAAAGTCTTTTCTTGTTCTGCGCTTACTTCTGCACCACGTTTACCTGAAGCATCACCTTTTGCTGATCCTTCTCCTTGAGGATTTTTATTTGGTGTATCTGATTTGGGTGCTTTTGGTGAACTCTTTATTCCACCCTTTTCACCTACTTCAGCCAATTCATTTTTATGATATAAATACTGACTATCATTTGTATGTGATGCACCTGTCATCAATCGACCTGAAGCATCACGATGGGTTGCACCTGTCCATAAAGTTCCATCAATTAAATAGTGTGGTAAGTTTTCTGCAAAGTTTCCTTGATTTATTTGTTCAAGTTTGTTTTGAGCCCATTCTATTCCTGCCTGTCCGCCCCATGCGTCAACTGCTAAACCTCCACAACCTTTTGAATATGGAACATCTTTATATTGCAAATGCCTTGCAAATGATGCCATTCTTGAAATTGTTTCCCTTGAAATAGGTTCTTTGTTGGCTAACATATGTGCTCTGGCTTTGCCTGTTTGAGTTAAGCAAGTTCCCCAACCATTTTTTTCTGCCCACGCAACTGCTCTTTTTGCAGCATTTACGGCAGCCTGTGGATAATCATTATATGACTGAACCATTGCAACCCTAATTGCTGCCCATGCTTTTTGTGCTTTTTCTTCTGTATCGTATATGCACGATCCGTTTCCTATTCTATATTTTCCGTTGCTGCATTTGA